ATTGCATCGAACAGCAAGGGCGTATGATAATTGACATTCATACGTTTTAAATAATGGCAAGTTGTTCTTTTTAACTCCATATTTCCAAGACCAACTATTTTTTCCTGATTGATGTTCAGCCATCCATTCGCCTTGACATTCGGTGTCGCAATAAAACCGCTTTGTTGAACTGCTTTCATATCTACTCGGTTTTATTTTTTTCTTTTTCCCACACACTTCACATTTAACAATGACTTTTTTCTTATATAAATGATTTCCATTTCCGGTCATAAAAACTGCATCCCACTTTGCCCTGCAAGATTCAGGAGAATTATTGTTCGTACAAAAAAACCTATTATTTCTTTTGTATGTATATGGTTTTACTTTCTTTGATTTACCACACCATGCGCATACAACTTCGATTTGTTTGTTTCTCGAATTCCTTTTATGCAAAGAAGCAGTTGTCATTTACGCACGCTCATTTAATTTCACGAAGTGGCTGAGGGTATTAGTGCCCTTGTACGGTGTGATCGCAGATGCGAGAACGGGTTGCCCATCGAATCTGTATACAAAGCGAAAAACAGATTCATCATAAATAAAACGAACATGAATACTTGCATCACTCTGCATCCCACCCTTGTCAATGGCCTTATACTTGCTAAAATCGCAAAGCATAACATCGCCGGTATCCCCAAGGGTCGCACAATGTTCGACCGGCACAACCGGGCGGCCAAACAGGGTTCCATAAGGGGCAACCGCTGCCGAAGCTGGCATATAAACCGGAACGCCAGCGGTTCCGATTCCGATGCTCATCATGTGTAATTGCGGCTCGCAATCCTGATTGATGATCCAGATGGAATTGGGGCGGCTTCGTGCCATTAGCCGTGACCACATTTTATTGATGTTTTCGAACACGATGGTGTCAGCGGTTTGACCGGCTTCCTTCGTGACAGAAACCATGCAGCCGGAATTTTGGATTCCAAGTGGCTGACCGGCCCCCGTGCCGTTGATAATCGCATCGGTGATTTTAAATTCAAATTCCTCACGGAATCCCTCGTTGATAGTTGCCGCCAAAGCTGCCGCATCATCAAGCAACTCATCAGTCGCGTAGCAAAGACCGATCAGCTTATTGAGAGAAAGTGAAATCTGCCGGAACTTCGGCTTGCTGGCGGTTTTCTCGGCGGCTTCCGCTTTCCAGTATGCCCTAATTCCACCGGCTCTTGAACCGTCAACACGGCTGGTTTCATCAATGCCGTTAAACTTCATGCCGGTCTTGTTGCCGGATAACGTGACCTTATTAATCCTCGGAAGGATCATACCTGAATCCCAAACATTTTTTAGGATCCCTGCGGCCATTTCGGATTCGACCAGAAAACCACCATCGCTCGGAACGGCTTCAGATAAACCGGTGGCTGCCCTTGTGGAAAGTCGCGGATCTACCGGACCACCAGGAGCGCCGGCCCTCATAACGGCCTGATAAAACTCGCCGGGGGAGGTGAACTTATCCCGCCTTTCTTGTTCTTTTCGATCCTTGCGTGTATCGACCGGTGTTCGTTCCGGTTCTTTGGCCGGTTCCTCGGCTGCTTCAATCGCCCGTTGCGTTTTTTCCTCCAGGGCAATCATTTCGTTAATTTCATCAATCTCTTTCAATTTCACATTTGCCGCATCACGCTCGTCTTTTGACGGATCACGATTTTCTGCGATGCACAGGGACCGCATATCGCCCAATTCCTTCATCAGGCGTTTTATGTCATCCCTCATTTGGGTAATAGTTCGCATAGCCTATTCTCCTATTAATTTTTGGATTCGCTCCAATACATCATCACCTTTGCCTTCGTCCGGTTTCCCTGCCACCTTGAGGTCAGGTTCCTCGGCGCTATCCCCACCTTGAAGGGATCTTAAACATTCTACCGCTTGCTCTATTTTATCATCTCCGGTAAATATTCTTATTAAGTCACCGGTTTTGATTTCAATCGGTGTTTCTTCTGAAACTAATTTCATTTTAGATGGTTCCGGTTCGACTTTCTTTGCCGCTTCCAGACTTCGTAAAGCAACCTCGGTATCAGGATATGCCGGATAAACAACCGGCGATACGTCAAACAACTGACTGACTTTTTCAATCGTCCTGATAGGAATATCCTTGTCCAGATTTTTCCATTCGTCTTTTTCAACCGTGAATCCAAACGATTGCTGAGTCACATCACCACGCTCAATCGGTGTCATAACCATGTCCCTGACAAGCTGAGTATCGGGCGGCTCGACTTCCATATATAATCCGGTTTTATCTTCTTTCAGCTTTAACGTGCCGGATTTAGTACGCCCCAAAATGATATTAGCATCATGGTTCCACAAAGCCCGAACATCGGAATTTTTAAGCGCAGATTTAAAAGCGCCTGGGGCGATGCGCTCAATGAATCCCATGTTTTCCGAATCCCGATTGAATTTCGCCGCATATCCAGAAATGGTTTTGTTATTTCCTTCACGTACTACCCTAAATTCTGCTTGTAACGTCCTGATTTCTTTTTCCATTGTGTTCTCCTTAAACTGCGGTTACATAGCAATCACAACCGGCATGAAGCGGTGGATGTGCTTTTAATCCATTAACTTTCATCCATTGCTGACCTTTTAATTTAATGAACTCCCCATCACCGACAAAGCTCTCACCCCTTGCAATTCTTTTATTTTGTAATGACGTACAATATGGACAGGTTTTCGGTCCCCGTATTTGCCAGACACACGTAAGCCCCGCTGTAAACACAACCGCTTGAAAAACAGCATTGCTTGCTCTGACTGTTTCGTTTCGGGCGATTATTTCCGGCCTGTTGTCTGCCCAATGATCCATTTTATCATTTATCTTATCGACATTCAGTTCATCTTCAATTAAATTAAATAATTGCTTGCGGCTGGTGCCGATATGCCGCCCCGAATAGTTTTCAATGTAATCCCTCACAAACTCATCTATCTCAATCTGGTCAATGTCGAGTTGATCTGCTGCCGCGACCATTATTGCCGTTGCAAAACTCTGGAACACCGGCCCGATTTCACGCTTTATTTTTTTAGGTAACGATTTATAAAAATCATCAAGCCATTTTGATAATGCTTTTGAATCTCTCCACTCCATGCTTCGTTTAATCTCATTATTTATGCTGTTTTTTTCGTAAATGATTATTTTTCGCGCCGCTTGTTCAATTAGCGGAAAATATTGCTTATTTATCCGGTCCCTAAGTCGTACTGATGTTTTATTGGCTCTTTTTTCGCTAAAAAAATCAGTTTCAATCGCTTTTTGTTCCTCTTGGCTTATTTCCTCTGGTTCTTCGGGTTCTTTCGGCTCCGTCATGTCGATTTCGCCGGCCTGGTCCAATGGGACAAGATTCAACTGCACAAAACTTTGATCGCCACCCTCAATCGGATTCTGATTCTCTAATGCCCTGATTTCGTTTGGCGTTATAGATCCTATTTGAAATAGCTTGTTGTAAAACTCAGATCGTGCCTGAGAATCACCACGGAGCAATCCCTGTAGCTGAAATTTGGCTCTCAATCCCGATTTGCGCTCTGCCGGTGTTAATAATTGCAATGATATTGATTGCTCCCAGCGTCCGGTCCAGTTTGTAAGGCAATCGTTTATGTAAGATGCGTTTTCTTGTTCTAAATTATTGTAATTACTATTGGCACCGTGTACCCCAATCTTGTGCAACGGCACGTGGTACATTCCAGCAATTTCGGCTTTTTGATGCGTTCTGGTTTCCAGAAATTGAGCATCGTCCAATGGCATCGTCAATGGTTTGTATTTCGCCCCCATTTGAAGCAGCATAACTGAGTGGCTTTTACCTAATCCGCTGTAATTTTCCTTGATGCTTTTCACAAATTCTTTCGTATTATCGCCCAAAGCGCCATCAATCTCGATCATACCGGCTGGGTGAGTGCCTTGCGAGAAAAAACGCCCTCCAAATTCTTCGGCAGCTAATCCCATGCCAATCGCTTCTCTTGATAATGAAATCATGGACTGACCAACCAACCCATCAAAACCGTAACCGGGGACATGAAATATTTCGTCCCTCGTTCTGATAACATCTTTACCGTCAACCTTGTATTCATAGTATATTTTACCGTTTTTGCGCTTAACGGTCACTCCGTCTGGATTCGGAAACTGATGCAACCCTAAAATCTCACCCGTTTTTGACCTTTCTATGTATGAGAAATTATTTCCCCACAATAAAAGATGCCCCTGCAAAGTTTCACGCCAGTTAAAACTCGTTGTGTCTGGATTCGGCGCATTATGTAAAAGATCGTATAATGGATGATCCATCACCAGGTCTTTGCCACCATCGGCCCGTTTTCGATACAAATTAAGCGGTAATCGGGCAATATCTCCGGCTATAAGACTGACACAGGCATAAACTGTGAGATATTTTAACGCTTCCTTTTCTGAAACTGTTATGCCTGAAACGGATGGCTGCCCTGGCATACTATACCAAAAGTCGTCAGATGGTGCCTTGACTCGCCTCTGAAGGCCCATCCATTTTAGAAGTCCCATATTTTGACCCTTAAACGCAAAAAAGGCGCAAAAACCGTGTTTTAAGCGGTGTTGCGCCTATTAAGAAAATAAATATGAACAGAAGTTCAGCTACATTAGCCATAATCCAGCAAAGTCAAGGTTGCACGCTGCTTATGGCTTTAATCTTATACTTTAAGAAATGTAAAGAAGTTTATGTTATATATGGTTATATATGCTTTCTTTTAACTGTCGAGTAAAGAATATGTAGCGGAATTGTTACGATTAATCCAACCACGCCGAACAAAATAGCGCCTAAATGCAGTATGCAGAATAAAAAATGTCCCATTGTTTCCCCCTTTTTAAGACAAATCTATCAAACTAATAAAATAATTTTTATGTTTCCTTAATTCTTTTATTCCACCTATAATGAAATAGGCCGGTATTGATCTATTAGAGCTGACTGCTCGTTTAAAATTGACAAAATTGACTTTTCTGCACGTTTTTCTTGTTATTTGCCGAATACGTTCCGGAGACAGTCCATAAATATTTCCAACCTGTCTTAATGTATAACCTTTTAAAACGCTTTTAGTTATTTCTCCGTTTTTTTGAGAAATCATTTTTCCCCCAAAACCTCAATATTCCAACCCTCAACCATAGCGTTTTCGTCCGTATGTAGTTCATCTTCGCACTCAGGGCAAACATAACGCCGATATTGAATGAAACTTCCCCCAGGGACGCTCGTAACGCATTTCATTTTAACATCTTTACCGGTTCGCTTGCATCTTGGACAGAGCATTTAAGACCTCATAATTTTATTAAATTGCTTTGCAACTATTTCATAAGGTTTGTCTTTTATTTTGCTCACTTCAGATTCGATTTCCTTTCCGACTAAGCCATAAAAAACCATTGCCCGCTTGATTGTTTCTGTTAATGACATATTTAATGATTTTGCAATTCTATTAAATTTCTTTTTCTCGTTTTCAGTAATTTTTATATTTATTTGCTCAAATTCCCCCATAATCCCCCCTATATAAATATCGGCATCGGCATTTCGCTGGTTCCGGTTATACGCATTGC